AGCAACTTGAGTCAACTGAAGCACCTGTCGATATGGATCGTCTTCGAGATGAAGACCCTATTGAGTGGGTACGACAGTCGGAAATTAGACGCCAGAAGCAAGAAAAACTAGCAGCTATTCAGTCCGAACAGCAGCGACTTTCTCAGCTAACAGCGCAACAAAGAGCACAGGAAATGCAAGCTCACCTTGCGACACAGCAAGAAGCCCTGATCCAAGCCGTACCTGAGTGGAAAGATTCCAAGAAGGCACAGGCTGAAAAGGCTCTACTCGTCGAATTCGGCAAGAAGATCGGATTCAGCGACGAAGAACTCAAGAATGTTTATGACCACAGAGCGGTTATTGCGTTGCGTAAAGCAGCGCTCTATGACCAGATGATGTCCAAGCGTGGGCAGATCAAACCTGTGATCAATAACGGTCCTCGCCCTGCCAAGCCTAGTGCAGCAGGTCGCGTCTCCACAACAACTGAAGCCACTCGCGCAAAACAGCGTCTTGCAAAGTCAGGTCGCGTCAATGACGCTGCCTCCGCAATAGAACTTCTTTTGAAATAGGACACTCAAATGGCAATCGTAACCAACACATTCACCACATTTGATGCGAAGGGTATCCGCGAGGACTTATCCAACATCATCACTAACATCGCTCCCGAAGAGACTCCTTACATGAGCAACATCGGTCGTGAGTCAATCAGCAACTCATTGTTTGAGTGGCAGACTGACACATTGGCTTCTGCTGCTGCTAACAAGCAGTTAGAGGGCGACGATGTAACTTCCTTTGATAGCGTTACTGCTACTGTGCGTTTGCAAAACTATGCACAGATCAGCCGTAAGACTATCGTCTTGTCTGCAACTGAAGAGACCGTCAACAAGGCTGGTCGTCGCTCTGAATTGGCATACCAAATTGCTAAGCGTAGCGCTGAGTTGAAGCGTGACCAAGAGTTCTCCATGTTGAACGGTGCTGTCGCTGCTGCTGGCAACACTACAACTGCTCGTGGTACTGCTTCATTGCAAGCCTTCATCAAGACTAACTACGATATGCAGACTAACGGTGCTAACCCATCGTATACGACTGTACCTACCAGCGCCCGTACCGACGGTAATGTGCGTACCTTTACAGAGACCATCTTGAAGAATGTTATTCAACAAGTTTGGACTGCTGGTGGCACACCAAAAATCTTGATGACTGGTCCAGTCAACAAGCAGCGCGTGTCAGGTTTTTCTGGTATCGCTTCTTCACGCTTCAACATTGATGGCGGTGCTCGTCCTGCAACCATCATTGGCGCAGCAGACATCTATGTGTCTGACTTCGGCAATGTGCAAGTCGTGCCTAACCGCTTCCAGCGTGAGCGTGACGCTTTCGTGATCGATCCAGATTACGCAAAAGTCACAACCCTGCGTCCTTACCAACAAGTTGAGTTGGCAAAGACTGGCGACGCTGAGAAGCGTATGCTGATCGTTGAGTGGGGTCACAAAGTGTTGGCAGAGAATGCCCACGGCATTGCTGCTGACTTGATCACATCTTGATCTAACTAACGAGAGGGTCTGGGGTAACTCAGACCCTTTTTTTACATGAGCGAAAAAAGACTATTTAGTATAGACGCAGAACAGGGGATAACCCGTTACTTCCACTTTGACGACGAGACAGGACAAGCAACGATACAGACAAAACAAGATGTGACTGCGATCATTGAAGAGAATAAACAAGAGTACGCACAGGTTGATGAGCGTGCTCGTTGGGGCGAGTGGAGCAGAGTCGCCAGCATCCCGATGTCTATCTACTTCCAGCTCAAGGCTGAAGGGAAACTAGACGATCAGGAGTACATGAAGAAGTGGTTAAACGACGCTGACAACAAATATTTCAGAACAAGAGCGGGAAAAATATGACACCAAACTACATTGCAGTCTGCACACCAGCGCGTGACATGGTTCACGCTAACTACACCTTCTGTATGGTCAATATGGTCGCGTATCACACCATCAATACGATGGATGCCGTGTCCCTAAAGATCATGCAAGGGACTCTGATTCAGAATCAGCGTGCTGACCTGTGCCTAGACGCAATGCGTGAGGGTTGTACCCATGTCTTATTTGTGGACTCAGACATGACTTTCCCACAAGACATGATTGAGAGATTGATGAAGCACGATCTAGACATCGTTGCAACGAACTGTGCAAGACGCAGGATGCCAACAGGACCGACTGCACAGAATGAGGTTAACGGTGAGAGACAGCTCGTCTACACAATGCCAGAGTCAACAGGATTAGAGGAAGTTCACTCTATTGGTATGGGCGTTATGCTTATTAAGCGCAGAGTATTCGAGAGACTGACAGAACCTTGGTTTGAGACTCCTTGGCGTACCGACAAGCGTGGCTATATTGGTGAGGACATTTTCTTCTGTCGTAAAGCACAGGCTGCTGGCTTTAAAATCTACATAGACCACGATGTGTCGAAGGAAATCGGACACATTGGGACTTTTGAATTCAAGCACGATCACACTTGGGTAATGCGTGATCTTGAGAAAGCAGAAAAGGCTGAAGATGGCGCTAACAACCTATGCTGAGTTAAAGACATCTGTTGGGGACTGGCTTAATCGCTCAGACCTAACTACTGCTATTCCTGACTTTATTAGTTTGGCAGAAGCTCAGATCGAGCGTAATCTGCGCACCAGACAGATGATCTCTCGCTCTACGGCAACTATTGACACCGAGTACGCAGCCGTACCTGATAACTTTCTTGAGGTTAAGTCCTTCAAGTTAAACACCAATCCAGTCACTCCATTGCAGTTTGAGACTATCGACTCAATGGACAACTTATCTGTTGTGTACAACTCGTCAGGCAAGCCAGCGTATTTCAGCGTGGTGGGTGGACAGTTTCGCTTTGTGCCGATACCAGATTCCTCATACACAAGCGAATTAACTTACTACGCAAAGTTGAGTAAGTTATCAACTACGAACACAACAAACTGGCTATTGACTGCTGCGCCTGATGTTTATCTCTATGGCGCTCTCATGCAAGCAGCACCGTATCTGCAAGATGATGCGAGAATTGCTACATGGGCATCGCTCTACAAGACGGGTCTTGAAGAGGTCAAACAAGCCGATGACCGTGGCGCTACATCTGGTGGCACTCTAATCACACGCGCAAGAACTTTGGGGTAACAGATGCTAGTGAACACAACAAAAGGCGAGATAGATGACTCCTTGCTAGAGAAGCGAGAAGGCACTATCGACAATGAAAACGAGACGACAAACTGGGTGGAATATTGGCTAGAAGGCGAGCTTGTGCATCGCTCAGTCGATATGACCTTAAAACGCATGACCGTGACTGGTGAACCAGTCGCTCAATCTTTATAAGGAAATATCTATGGCGAACACGCAAGCCCTCTGCACCTCATTCAAGGGTGAACTTTTAACAGGTACGCACAACTTTGGAACTGGTGTAACTCGCGCATCTACGGCTGCTGACACATTCAAGGCAGCCCTGTACTTGGCTTCTGCCACAGTCAATGCGTCTACTACTGCCTACTCGTCTACTGGCGAAGTGACAGGCACGAACTACACGGCTGGTGGTGCTACGGTGACCAATGCCACAGCGCCAGCAACCAACGGCACAACTGCCTACTGGACACCATCGGCATCCATTACATTCAGCAATGTGACCTTAACAACTGCATTTGATGCTGTCTTGATCTACAACTCAACTCAGTCTAATAAGGCTGTTAGCGTCCACACCTTCGGTTCACAAACCGTAACGGCAGGAACTTTTACACTAACCATGCCGACAAATGATTCAAGCACAGGCTTGATCAGACTCGCTTAATAAAGGGGCAGCGCAATGGCTGCTTACGGTACTGGCTACTACGGCAAGGGTGTCTATGGCATCGGTAATGTCGTTATTAGTGGTAACTCGTCAACCCTTGGCATTGGTACGCTTGGCGTAAACATATCTGAGCAAGAAGACGGCAATGTCATTACAGGCAATGTTGGCTCGCTTGGCATTACCAGAACTGTTGCAATAACAGGTAACTCGTCAACCCTATCGGTTGGCACTCTAGCGGTAGGAGAGAGAAGTTTTGCCGTTACAGGTAACGCATCAACCTCTGCCGTTGGCTCGGTTACCTATTCCACGCAATTAGCACTTAGTGGTAACTCCTCAACCCTATATGCTGGAGATATTGCGCGTGGCGCAACATCTTTTGCCCTGACTGGTAATGCCTCAACAACTGGCATTGGAAGCGTTGCCCGTGGTGACATTAACTTTGCAGTTACTGGCAACGAGTCCACGCTGTCTGCTGGAAGTGTGGCGCGTGGCACAGCATCCTTTGCAATTACTGGAAATGCATCAACCAGCTCTGTTGGCACGATGGTCGCAGAGGTCATATCCTTTGTGCCAATTACTGGTGTATCTGGGACTGCTTCAGTCGATAGCGTTACAAATGCAGTATCTATTGCGATAATTGGGCTAGAGATAACTGGTTCTGTCGGCACTATGAGGGGCTTTGGATGGGGTGGATTACCCGACACGCCAGAGACTTGGACAGCACAATCAGACACATCAGAGGATTGGACACCAGTTACAGATACATCTGAGAGCTGGAGTCCAGTCTCAGACACATCAGAAAATTGGACGGAAATATCGGACAATTCAGAAACATGGACGCAAGTCCCAGCATGAGGTGAAATATGGCAGATACCACAACGACTAACCTATTACTAACCAAACCAGAGGTAGGTGCATCCACAGACACATGGGGCACGAAGATCAATACCGATCTGGACTCGATAGATGCGATCTTTGCAGCAGCAGGTACTGGAACATCGGTAGGTCTTAATATCGGTAGCGGTAAGAATCTAAAGTTAGTTGGCGATGTCATTGACACCAATGGCAACGAGCTGCTAAAGGTGTCTGCAACTGCATCGGCAGTCAATGAAGTAACCCTTGCAAATGCTGCAACTGGAGTTGCTCCAACACTCACCGCGTCTGGCGGTGACACCAATATCGGTTTCAAGTTAGTCTCAAAGGGTACTGGTGAGATAACAGCCAAGGTTAACGGCTCTGATGTATTCAATGCGTCTAGTTCATTTGGCTTTAAAAACCGCATCATCAATGGTGCGATGGTGATTGACCAGCGTAATGCGGGGGCTAGTGTTACGGCAACAACTGCAAATTTATACACATTGGATAGGTGGCAATCTGTCGCTTCTGTTACTTCTAAGTTTACAGTTCAACAAAATGCAGGGTCAGTAACTCCACCAGCAGGATTTACAAATTATCTTGGATGCACTTCTTCTGCCGCAACATCTTTAGGTGCAACTGATAACTATCAAATTGCTCAAACAATAGAAGGATTTAATAGTGCAGACCTTGCATGGGGAACTGCAAATGCTCAAACTGTAACTTTATCATTTTGGGTTCGTAGTTCGCTAACTGGAACTTTTGGTGGGGCAATAACAAATTACAGTTTAAATCGTGGTTATCCTTTCACATTTGCTATTTCTTCTGCCAATACTTGGGAACAAAAATCAATAACAATTACTGGTGATACAAGTGGTTCTTGGAACAACGGAACAAATAGTGGTGGAATAGTTTTGCGTTTTAGTTTAGGTACAGGAACAACCTATAGTGGAACTGCTGGAGCATGGGCTGGTTCACAATTATTCTCAGCCACAGGCGCAACAAGCGTAGTCGGCACAAACGGAGCCACCTTCTACATCACAGGCGTACAACTAGAAAAAGGCAGTACCGCAACATCTTTTGACTACCGCCCTTATGGTACTGAGTTGGCTTTGTGTCAGAGATACTATCAAGTTTATGGGTCTGTTGGCTCAACTGGTACAAACGGTGATGTGTTTATTGGTACTTATAGAAATTCATCTACATTGTTCGTACCTGTCCAGTATGAAGTCCCAATGAGAACAACACCAAGTTTTACTCAAATATCTGTAAGTGGCGCTCAATGGTCAAGCCAAACGCAAGATGTAACCATTACTGGTTTTTCACTTTCAAACACACCAACACCTAGAACCGCATTTGTGCAGGCTACTTCTTCTGCCGCTTTTTCTGCTGGTAACGGGCTTGTTTATACAAATGGTGGAACTACTACAAACGCTTTCTCTTTTAGTGCGGAGTTATAAATGTATCAACTAGTCACACCAATAATTGGCACTGAAGTTCAGATTGTCAAAAAAGCAAATGGAGATGGGACAATAACTTTCATCCCTCTTAATGCTCCACAAAATTCAGACTACATCGCTTTTTTAAAATGGATTGAGGAGGGCAATGTCCCGACTCCAGCGGACGAGTGATGACAAATCAAGAAGAAACCGTAGGGGCTATTGCTGCCAAAGCAGCACCGCCAGTAGGCGTATCCCTTGCAACTGTCGCTGGCTATCAGGTCAGCGAAGTCTTGATCTGGGCGACTCTGATCTACACGGTCTTGATGATCTGCCACAAGTGTTACCAGATTTATAAAGACATAAAGAAGTGATGTGTTTGATCCCATCACCATTGGCGCTGCTTTCAAGGCAATGCAACTGGCTTATGACGGGATCACCTACTGTTGCGAAGCCTTATCCGATGGTAAGGTCGCTGTCCAGAAGATTAAGAAGGCAACCGATGATGCTCAGACCATCATTAAGGACACCAAGTCAATCTTCGGATTCTTCAAGAATCTCTTTGGTGGCTCAAAGCCAGACACCAAGCAGTCAGACTCCAAGACAGCCACAGAAGCCAAGTCTGTGGCGAAAAAGAAGGAAGTCTATACAACTCACATTCCGAATGAAACCGAGATCGTCCAGCAGTTTATTGGGCATCTAGGCGCATTCTTTAGACACCACAAGGAGTTAACCGAATATGTGGAAATCAAATATGAAGAAGTATTTTCAAGCGTTGATCCAGACCCTGAGACGATTCTGGAACTCTCTGTTTACAAAAACGAACTAGACCAGAGCTATGTCAAGTTGAGTGGAATGATGAGGGGTGCAAGTGTTCCTTATCAGCTCGGACCGCTCTGGGAGAACTACAACAACATCTACTCCAAGGTTCAAGCAGAACAGCAAAAACGCAAGGAACAAATTAGAATTAGGAGACAGATAGAGGCTTACAAACAAGAAAGGTTCAGACAAGAAAAGATTGAGCTTGGCATGGGATTGTTTCTGGTGCTAATCATTGTTTCTTGGCTCTATGCCGTATGGATAAATTCATTTATCGAGGCATTTTGATCCTTGTGTGTGTAATGCTGACTATTATCTTAATCATCACGCCAGTCTTGATTAGTATGTGGATCAAGATACAAAAAGCCGAGGTGAGGTTGGAGAAAAAAGAGAGACAAATAAACCGACAATTAAGGTTAATGGAAAGGCAAAGCAATGAATGAGCTACTCGGTCTTCTCAAGGGTGTCGCACCCACGCTGGCAATGGCTGTCGCTGGTCCTATGGGTGCTTCTGCTGTTACCGCTTTGGCTAGTAAGTTTGGCGTGTCTGATAGTGTTGATGCCGTTGCGAAAGCTATTGCTGGCGATCCAAAGGCTGCTGAAAAGATAGCAGAGTTGGAGCTGGAGATGGCAAAGATTGATGCAGCCAATACTGCCGACGCAAGGAAGATGAATTCAGAGATACAGAACTCTGCCACAGCGTCGTGGTTAGCAAAAAACATTGCCTATGTGATTGATGTAGCAATCATTGCTGGCGCTCTTACCATGACCTTTGTGGTGTTTATTGTTGGCGTACCAGAGCAGAATAAGTCGATGGCTTTCACGGCTTTGGGATCGTTGTGGACTCTGACGGGTACGGTGGTGAACTTCCATCGTGGTAGTTCTGCTGGTAGCAAGGCTAAGACTGAAGAAATGATGAAAGGTGTTAAATGATTGAGTTATTAAAGCAATTATTGTTGGCTAGGGCTAATCGTCCACAACTGACGGTGGAAGAGGTTGAGGTTCAAGTCTGGGCATTTGTCGTCAAGTCGATCACCATCATGGTTCTAGGCATTGCGTTTGGCACTTTGTGGCTGATCGGGTTTGAGAAGCAAGACGCTGAACTCGCACCGATTGACGCAATCTTCCTAGAAATCTTAAAAGCCATTGCGTTTATGGGTGTCGGCACTATGGGCGGTATCTCAGGACGCAAGGCATCAACTGCCATTGCAAAAGCCATTGTGGGAGAAGACGATGCAACTAAGTGAGCACTTCAGTCTTGAGGAGGCAACGCACTCCGACACCGCAACCCGTCTCGGTATCAGCAATCAGCCAGACGCACAGCAACTAGAGAACATGAAGACGGCTGCTGCTGGCATGGAGAAGGTCAGAGAGCTACTTGGCAAGCCTATCAACATCAATTCATGGATTCGTCTGCCAGAGGTCAATGTGGCGGTGGGCGGTAGCAAGGTATCGAGTCACATGGACGGCTGGGCTATTGACTTTGTGTGTAGAGGCTTTGGCACTCCACTAGAGGTATGCAAGGCTATCGACGCAGCAGGTATCAAGTTTGACCAGATGATTCACGAATTCGGTGAAAAAGGGTGGACTCATATCTCCTTTGCGCCAGCATTGCGTCAACAAAAGCTCACCATCTTTAGACCACAAAATAAATACGCCATCGGTTTGTTGACGCAAGACGAATACAACAAGGCAGTATGACGAACTTCTATCAGCAACTCCAGACTCCTGCCGTACCTGACTTGCCTAATCCGCAAGAGAGGTATGACCGTCTGACGGTTGCGCAGACGAATGGTGCTTTGCGCACCTTCTTCTTGAAGTTGACAAATGCCTTGCAATCCCTTGCGTCACCTCGCGGTGGTAGGTTTATAAACAACCCCTACGGGGCATTTCAAGACACAACAGACCAGACGGCTACGGCTAACACCGCCACAGTGATGACATTCAATACGACTGACTTTTCTAATGGTGTTTCAGTCGTCACCAGTGGCGGTAAGGCATCTAGACTGACCGTTGCACAGGCTGGTATTTACAACCTTCAATTTAGTGCGCAGTTTGATAACACCGACACACAAGAGCATGATGTCAGTATTTGGTTGCGTCAAGACTCGTCTGGCGCTGGAACTGACATTGCTGGATCAGCAGGATTTGTCGGTATACCAAGCTCGCATGGCGGTATAAGTGGTCATACTATTGTTGGCTGGAACTACTTTGTCACTCTCAACACAAACGACTTTGTGGAGATTTGGTGGTCAACTCCCAATACGGCTGTAACCATCCAAGCATATCCAGCAGGCACATCACCAACAAGACCGTCGACGGCTTCAGTCGTTGCGACAATGACCTTTGTGTCCAATCTTTCAGCATAATTAGACCCTATGGCACTCGTACCACTCAAAATCCCTGCTGGCGTATACCGTAACGGTACAGAGTACCAGTCTGCGGGGCGTTGGTACGACTCAAACCTTGTGCGTTGGTTTGAGAACACGCTGAGACCTTGGGGCGGATGGCGTAAGCGATCAACCTCACAGATGACTGGTGTCAGTCGTGGGATGCTGACTTGGCGTGATAACTCCAATCTTCGTTGGATCGCTGCTGGTACGCCTACGAATCTCTACGCTATGAATGAGGCTGGAACTCTTAAAGACATCACGCCTACAACCTTCACGACTGGCGCAACAAACGCAAGTCTAAAGACTGGTTATGGATACGGTAACTATGGCTCTTACTCCTACGGTGTGGCGCGTCCAGACTTAGGCGACATCATTCCAGCTACCACTTGGACGATGGATTCATGGGGCGAATACTTGGTTGCGTGCTCTAGCAAGGATGGTCAACTCTTGGAGTGGCAGCTAGGCTTTACCACGCCAACAAAGGCTGTGGCGATTACTAATGCACCAACGAGCTGTGCAGCCGTGATGACGACAGCAGAAAGATTTGTCTTTGCTCTTGGCGCGTCAGGCAATCCACGCAAGGTCTCTTGGTGTGATCAGGAAAACAACACAACTTGGACACCATCGGCTACCAATCAGGCTGGTGACTTTGAACTCAACTCTGTCGGCTCTTTGAAGTGCGGTAAGCGCGTCAGGGGTATAAATCTATTGTTTACTGATGTGGATGTACACGCTGCGACTTACATCGGTTTACCTTATGTCTACTCCTTTGAGAAGGCTGGATCAGGCTGTGGTGTGATCAGCTCACAGGCTGTCGCAGCCATTGATACGGCAGCGATTTGGATGTCTAAGTCAGGATTCTGGGTATATGACGGCTATGTCAAGCCTTTGGTGTCAGATGTTGGCGACTACATCTTCCAAAACATCAACTACAACCAAGCCAGCAAAGTCTATGCTGTACACAACAGCAAGTATGGCGAAATCATCTGGTTTTATCCTTCTAGCGCCAGCAATGAGAACGACTCCTATGTCGTCTATAACTACCGCGAAGGACATTGGGCTATTGGCTCATTGGCTAGGACTGCTGGAACTGACAGAGGCGTATTCGTCAATCCTTTGATGATTTCGTCAGATGGATACATCTACGAGCACGAAGTAGGCTTCTCTTACGACGGCTCTACGCCATTTGCTGAGTCAGGTCCTTATGAACTTACTGGAGCTGGTGAGAACATCATGTCGGTGCGTCGCGTCATACCTGACGAGCAGACCTTGGGTGAAGTCGTTGTGTCCTTCAAGACTCGGATGTATCCGACTTCGACTGAGACGACTTACGGACCATACACAGCATCGCAACCAACAGATGTGAGATTCGCGGCAAGGCAAGTCAAAGTACGCTACACGGGGAATGTCTTAGAGGACTGGCGTGTAGGCGTGAACAGATTTGATGTTGTCGCAATGGGTAAGCGGTGACTTAGAATTGAGTCAAGAATTAAGGGCGGGGAAAGTACCTGTGTGTATCCGAGAGGATTACACCGTGTACTTGGAGTTCTTTAGGGGTAATTTGTGGATTCATGTGGACATCAAAAGATGGTCTTCTGGGGTCAAAAA